GTCGCCCCTGCCCTAAATGAGAACCGTCCATGGACCTCGTCTTTGCACCGAGCCAGATTGAAAGCTGGCCGATTGCCAGGCTGCGCCCCTACGTGCGTAATGCTAAGATGCACGGCGACGACCAGGTGGCCAAGATCGCCGCCAGCATGGCCAAGTTTGGGTGGACCGTGCCCTGCATGGTGGCTGACGATGGCGAGCTGATCGCAGGCCATGGTCGGGTGCTGGCCGCGACGATGCTGGGGCTGACCGAGGTGCCAGTGATCAGGCTGGGCCATCTCGACGAGGCCGAGCGCCGCGCGTACCGCATCGCGGACAATAAACTGACTGAGATGGGCGAATGGGATGAAGCCATGCTGCGCGACGAGATCGCGGGGTTGCTGGCTGAGGATTTCGACCTGTCACTGCTGGGGATCAGCGATGATGAACTGGATGCGTTGTTGCAGGACCCCGATGCGCTGGGCAGCGATGGCCCCGTCGAGGGTGAGGATAACGTTCCAGAGCTGCCGGTCACCCCGGTGTCGGTTCCTGGCGATGTTTGGCAGTTGGCTGCACATCGTTTGATCTGCGGCGACAGCACCTCTGCCGATATGGTCGGACGGCTTCTGGGCGATGTGAAGCCGCAGCTGATGGTCACCGATCCGCCCTACGGTGTGGAATACGATCCCGGGTGGCGTAATAAGGCAGGGGCCGCTGCAACCAAACGCACTGGCAAGGTGCTGAACGACGACCGCGCTGACTGGCGCGAGGCGTGGTCACTGTTCCCAGGTGACGTTGCCTATGTCTGGCATGGCGCGCTGCATGCTACGACCGTGGCCGAAAGCCTTGCGGTTGCAGGCTTTGCCATCCGGTCACAAATCATCTGGGCCAAGGACCGGCTGGTGCTCAGCCGCGGTGACTATCACTGGCAGCACGAACCGTGCTGGTATGCGGTGCGCGCCAAGGGCAAGGGCCACTGGGCAGGGGATCGTAAACAAACCACGCTGTGGCAGATAGCCAACAAATACCAGGATACTGAGACAGTGCATGGGACCCAAAAGCCGGTCGAATGCATGCGGCGTCCGATCCTGAACAACTCAAGCCCCGGTCAGGCGGTGTTTGAGCCGTTTATGGGGTCCGGCACCACGCTGATCGCAGCGGAAACCACCGGCCGTGTCTGCTTCGGGATCGAGCTGAACCCGGCCTATGTTGATGTGGCCGTTGAGCGCTGGCAGTCTTTCACCGGTCAAGAAGCCTTACTGGCAGGGACAGGCGAGAGCTTCGGCGCCCTCAAGGCAAAGCGGCTGGCGGCTTGACCATGCATCTGCACCCGAGCCAGATCGAGTTAGCTACAGGGCGGAAGGCCCGGTTGGACAGTCGTTCCGAGACGACCATTTGCATGAAGAAAGGACAAAAAATGATCTTTAATACCCCAGTATGGCGAAACGCCGACCTTGTACGGATCATTCCGATCACGCGCGGAGACCTGCACCAGGCCATTGCGCGATGCGGGTTTCGACCGGAATACGAGCCAAAACTCGGCAAGGACCGCTGGTATAGTTGGCGAGACGTGGTGGCGGTTGCTGCAGCACAGGACTTGCGCAAGATCGGGTTTGGTCCTGCCATCGCATTCAGTTTGGTGCAAAACCACCTGTCGCCGTTTCTGCGGGACGCCATCAAGACGCCGGATGCTTGCGACGGCGTGATCTGGCTGGTCAGCCTGAGCGGGGATCACCTTGCCGAAGACACCTCGTGCGAGTTCCTGCGACAGAGCGACGGCATTGAAGCACTGATCGCGCCAAGCGAGAACGCCCGGATCGTCGTGAATGTCGGTCGGATTGCAGCGCGCGTGCGCAATGACCTGCAGGCGAAAGAGACCGCCAAGGTCATCCGTAGGGAATTTCAGACGCAGGGACCGGTAATGTGAACCAATCACGCCGCATGTCACTGATCGAAGCCGTTACCAATGTCGCGGTGGGCTACGTGCTCGCTGTCGCAACGCAGATCATCGTGTTTCCGTGGTTCGGCCTGCGCCCCAGCATTGGCCAGAACTTGGCGCTGGGCGGGGTCTTTGTCGGCATATCGCTCCTGCGCAGCTACGCGCTGCGCAGGCTATTCGAGCACTGGCGATAACAGCGGGGCATCAGGCAGCCTCGAGTTTGTAGACTGTTCCTCTACCCTGGACTTTCTCCGAGGTGATCGGCAGGCCCAGTTTCTTCTTTAATCCGCCCGAGATCAGGCCTCTCACTGAATGTGGCAACCATCCAGTAGTGTCTACGATTTCGGTGATTGATGCGCCTGCAGGTCGCTGCAGGAGCGCAATGATCTGCGCCTTCTTGGTGCCAGTGCGGATTGCGATGGCCTTTGGTGCCTTCGGATCGGCCGATGTTTCGGGCGCGGATTGCGGCGTAGAGGCCTGCTCCAGCTTCGCCTTGCGCAGATTGGTCATCGTGCTTGCCACCACCGGCTCGATGCCAATCGCCACAAGACCGGCTTCAGTCGCGATCAGCGTGGTGCCATGCCCGTCGCCAGTCTCGCGCCAAAGGGGCTCGTGGCGGCACAGATTAGCCTCGACCTCCTCGAGCCAGCCGCGTGTGATCATCGCGGTCACGGCCTTTTGTGCAGCAGCGCCATGCAGACCCTCGGGCAGCGGCATCGCCAAATTGTCAGGCCGCGGCGCCGCTCGGCTGAGGATGATGGTCTGGGTGTCTGTGAGTTTGGGCATCTTTGCCTCCTGTTGTGGGATATGTGGGATGATCAGTCGCTCTCGGCCATCTCAGCCACGACGGCGAAGTGCTGAACCCAACCCGTGAGGTAGGGTAGCCCTGCGGGGATCCCGTCCTCGCGTTCGGTGTTGCGGCTGATGCGCCAGTCCTGCCAGCGGCGGATCGTGGCAGCGATGGCCGTCTCAAGGCCGATGTTGCAGCCGGTCATGTTGCCGACGACATCGTCCGCAAAGTGGCGGCCCATCCGGCTGTCGAGAAAGTCACGAATGCCGATCATCTCGTCTTCGCTGTCAGCGCGGATGACCTTGGCGATCATGCGTGATGTCATCGTCCAGACCTCCGCGCTACAGCGGTCACGCTGTGGGCAGGTGGTTAGTGCGCGAAAGAAGCCGTAGTCCTCGTTGCGGCTGGGCAGGACGGGATGGGCGGTCATGCTGGGGATGGATAAGTCTGTCATTCTGCGTTTTCTTCGGGGTCAAGTTCGATCCAAGCACCGCCCTGCCAGACATAAAGGTGGCAGAGCTGGCAGGTCGGGCGGGACAAAATCACGGGGTCGCGGGGCGGATCAAAGCAGTCGATCTCGTCGGCCCGAACCTGCCGGATTTCGCGGGCTGCAAGAATGTCCTCGGGCGTCCAAGGCGCCAGTGCTGGCAGCATGTGAATGGGGTAGCCATCAAAGTGGCAATAGACGTGAGCCCATGCGTCGGGCCCGATCTGGATGGCGATTTGCGCACGCGTGCTCATGGGTATCTCCTCGTTGCGGATTTAGCGCGGGCTCAGATAAGCCCGTGCTGTTTCAGGACAGGGACGACATCAGCCAGCTCAATCGTCAGGCAGTCGATCCCGATCCGGCCCGCCATCTCGAAGACCTCAGAATTCAGATTGAGGTCGTTAAAATGGTCCTGCAGCGCGGCCACGCTCATGGCCTGAACGAAGCGGCTGCGGTCGATAAAGATGCGGGTCGCATCGGTGGTGGTGGCGATTGCCATGTGCGTGTCCTTTCAGAATTGGGTTGGTGTGGTTTCAGCAGTGCTGCGTCCGGCCTCAAAAGCCTCTTCGAGCGCTGCGCGGATGGACCAGACCGCAACATCGTGGAAATCGAGCCGGTCCCAATTGCGGGTTTCCAGCGTCTCGATGCGGAATTGGCGCTGGGCGATCTCGAGGAGCAGGGCGTCGCGCTGGACGGTTGGGTCAATCTTTTTGCAGCGCGCCATAATCAGTCCTCCCAGCTGTGTTCAGGGTGGGTGGTCCGCGCGCGGGCTTCCTCGCGCATCATCTCTTGGGCGCGTTCCATCTCGACCATGCCGTCGGCCTGGCTCATCCGCCCGGACATCACCTCGTCCATCACCCAATTGACCCGCTCCTGCGCGGGGCTGGTGTGGTTGCGCCACCCCTCGCTCATTGCGCTGTGCCCCATCTTCTCTTGTGCGCGCATGGTTCTCTCCAATCCTTGTCGGGCGGGGCGCGATGCACCCGCTTCTTGACACTAAGAATCGCTCGATTGGGAAGTGTAATCAACTCAAATAGTCCGTCTTTTCTATTTATTTCCAATATGTTGAGGATCGTCAAAGCGCCATGGAAGGTCTGTCTGAACGCGCTTATGCAGAGCGTGCCAGCCTCTCGCGCGGCGCCGTGCAAAAGGCCCGCAAGACCGGGCGGTTGGTGCTGTTTGCAGACGGGTCGATCAACGCAGCAGCGTCAGATGCGCGGCGTGGTGCGATGACGGATCCCGATCAGCAGATGCGCTCACGCGGCGGGATACGCGCCGGTGGTGATGGTCCAGGTGTTGGCGCTAATACCATATCGGGCCCCGGCGACAGCACCTCATATCTGAAAGCGCGCACGGCGCTGACGGTCTACCAAGCGCAAGAGCGCCAACTGACGATACAGCGCAAGAAGGGCGTCCTGGTTGATCGGGCACGCGCCGAGACGCTGGTGTTTCGCCTGGCGCGCCAGGAGCGCGACACTTGGGTCACCTGGCCTACCCGTGTGTCCGCGCTGATGGCCGCGCAATTATCCGCAGAAATGGAGAAGGTGTCGGGGGTGCCCGTGACAATCGAGACTGCGATCCTGCAAAGGGTGCTGGAAACCCATGTCCGAGAGCAGCTCAACGCCCTGGCAGACCTCCGCGTCTCGCTTGAATGACACAGATGGAGAAGACGACCACGACCTGACCGAAGGTCTCGACCTCGGCTTTGACGGCGCCGAGGACATACTGCGTGTCTGGCGCCGCGGCATACGGCCCGATCCGGACCTGACGGTGTCGCAATGGGCGGATGCGCATCGCAAACTGTCATCGCGGGCCTCGGCCGAACCCGGACAATACCGCACATCACGAACGCCATACCTGCGCGCGATCATGGATGCACTCTCGCCCGGGCATCCGGCGCAGCGGATTACGTTTATGAAGGCCGCCCAAGTCGGGGCTACGGAAGCAGGTAATAACTGGATCGGGTTTGTGATCCATCATGCGCCAGGGCCCATGCTGGCCGTGCTGCCCACAGTCGAGATGGCCAAGCGCACATCGCGCGGCCGGATTGATCCGCTGATTGAGGACAGCCCCGCGCTGAAAGAACGCGTCCAGCCTGCGCGATCACGCGATGCAGGCAATTCGATGCTGTCGAAGGAGTTTCCAGGCGGCATTCTGGTGCTGACCGGGGCGAACTCGGCAACCGGCCTGCGGTCGATGCCAGCGCGCTATGTGTTTCTGGATGAGGTTGATGCCTATCCGGCCTCGGCAGACGAGGAAGGTGATCCAGTCACGCTGGCGGAAGCGCGGACCACGACATTCGCGCATCGGCGCAAAGTGTTCATGGTCTCGACCCCGACTATTCGCGGGTTGAGCCGCATCGAGCGGGAATTCGAGGCCAGCGATCAGCGGCGCTATTTCGTGCCCTGCCCGCATTGTGGTGCGATGCAGTGGTTGCAATTCGAGCGGCTGCGCTGGGCAAAAGGCCACCCGGAAACGGCGGCCTACCATTGCGAGGG